TATGACACTTCCATACGAACAATTTGTTGCTATGAACAATGCCCGAAACTTCATGTATTCCCTGTTCAGTCCGTTCAACCCCAATTACATTCGTAGGGGAATTCCTAAGGCAGTTCGTGAGGCTGCAAGGCGCATCACGAAGCACTTTCCGAGTGAGATGGAGGCCGATCAAATCATCGCAAACCACATGGAAGTTGTGGACCGCCAATGCATGAATCCTGACGAGAAGGACTCTGTGGTCCGATATAGTTCTCGTCACATGGGGTGGGTGTGGACCGATATTAACGGGAATGTCAGCCGCCCATACACCACCAAGAGGGATGCCGAAAGGTGTTATTGGACTATGCATCAGAAAAGCCCTCAGGAGGCGATCTCCACGGTTCCTGATCAGGACGGGTGGCAGGAGGGGTCAGTCACAGAGGGCAAGCCAGAGCCTAGCCAGAGTCGCCCTGAACCCCGAACTATGAAGGCGGATGGATTCGAAGATTGTGTTCTTGGAGTGGGGTCTAGGATCGATAACAATGTGCCGATTATCGTCTACGACCTTGATAAGTGTGCAGGAGTTCTGGTTGAGCGGGATGGCATGACCCCCGATGAGGCTTACGAATACCTACACACCAACACTATCGGGGCATGGGTAGGAGAGGGCACTCCTCTGTTCATTCGGAAAGTGGACAGCATTCAGGAGGCAGAAGAGTTATTGGACAACTCGTAAATACCTCTTGACAAGAACCGATTCAAACCTTATAATTGAATCGTGAACGAGACCCCCCCTAAACTTCCTGTTGCCACGATGGCAGACTTCACCAAGAGCGATCCGCTGCTTCAATCAGCAGACAAGAAGGGGTGGATCCGTTTCGTAAAGGTTCCGAACGATGACTCTGTCATAAGTCTGTTTCTTGGCTCAGGCAAATCAGGAGTCATCAAGTGGACATACTCCACAACTGTGGGCAAGTTGAGCGCACGGTCGGTGTGGAAGGAATACACCGAAAACGGATGGCAGTCCGTTCTCTTGAATTGATCAAGGATTAGGCTTCGGATCAGGATCAGTTGGTTGATCCTGATCTTTCTTTTCGTCCTCTTGCTTGTCGGCCTTGGCTACATCAGCCTTGGCCTTTTCTTCATTGGCCTTGATCTTCTTGTAGGCGTTGACGGCTTTGCTCTTTTCGAATTCGCATGTATCGCATGCAAAGGGCTTCTTGATGAGTTCTCTCCATGCCCAAGCCCCTGCAAGACCTACCACGGGCAGATACCAAGCAATCCACCCCCAACCCGCATCGATCTTGCTATTCTTTGCGATCTGCTCTTTCAGACTCAACATGATAACCGAGTCACCTGTTAAGTCAGGTATGATTTCAGGAGCCGTGCAGCATGCACCAAGGAGAAGGATCGCAGTAAACGATAGTAGTTTGATGTTCATGGTAACTCCTTAACTTCTGTTTGTTGCTGCTGCGGTTCCAAAGTAGAAACCGACAATACTTACAAGAATCTGTCGTGTTTCGGAAGCATAGACGAATCCATTCACTTCAACGAAATACTTCTTTGCTGTGGCGGGAATCAGTCCGAGCAATCCCTCTGATGTATTTGTGTCCACTTCAACAAATGTGGGAACGCCAAAGAATGGAAGAATGAAAGGAGCGAGGAGAGTTCCGAACAGGACCGAAAGCACGATCAACTGACGAACGCCCTTGCCCACATCCAACGGAACACGCTCTGCTGCTTTATCTTGATTCTCAGTCGTTCTCTTGTTTGCCTCTATGAGGCGATTGAACATCTCTTTCTGATCTTGCGCCTTCTGCGCCATGAACTTGAAGAGAAATCCTACAGCGGATCCGCCGATCAATGATATGAGTTCAGGTGCGAACATATTCAACCTTTCTTAGGGGCTTCAACACTACCAAACTATTTATAAATTCAAATCACTTGAAGAACCAAAAGAATGTGTTGAAACTTTTCAAGTATCTCTAGACACTCTACACCATAAACACTATCATGTCTGAATCGAACTCCCCGAATAGACAAGTCATTCGAAAGGCAACATACAAACTCAGTAAAGAGTTTATGCCTGAGATGTTCTACAGAATATGCAAGATCGAAGTAGATCTTGCAAAGGCCCAAGGATGGGACCATGTACTAATCAGTATGGAGCATAGGGATGGAATCCTAACGCTTCAACTTAGTGGAGTAAGAAAGAATGGATAACAAGTCCTTAATACAACTGATCGAATGGTTTAGATCTCTGCCTATTAATGAGAGAAAAGACAAGATAGAATCTATGAAACAGTTCTATGAGAGAAACACACAAGAACTGGTTAAAACCATGAAGAAGTTGGAAAGGATTGAGCATTGTCCGAAAGAAGTCGTTGACAATGCTAAACAGATCGTCGCAAACAACATGACCATCGTAAATTCTTTAGATGAACTATTAGTGGGGGTATCCGATGCCAAGAAGACAGTCGATAGTCAAACCTCAAAAACCGAAGAAGACTCTTCGGGCAAATGATGGAAGAACAAAAGGCGCACCAAAGAAGCCGAGAAAACCGAGACCTTAAAGAGTTGTTATGGTGAATGTGTCATAGACAAATGATACTGTTGCATTAAGTACAGGCGGATCACTTTCTCCAGTTGATAGTGTAAACCCCGAAAGGTTTGTTGGAATCAAGTTTCTGAATGTGATCATTTGCATTGGGAGTTTGGAATTGTTGAGTAAAAGTATTTGTCCATCGCCTCTTCCGAGTTCATCCTCAAGTTTGATCTCTTGGAAATCTTTGTATGGTGCGCCATATCGCAACCATTTCACCATTTCCATATAGTTCTTGAAGTCCTCTGATATGATGAATCGTATCGACATGTCTGTTGAAGATTTTGCGCCGGGAAGTTTTAATGGTGCTGCTGTGATGTAATCATATGACAAGGGATTTGAGTTACTTGCTGGTGTTGTAATCGATGTGCAGAAGTAAGTTACATTCGGAACTTTGATCAGCGAAAACCTAAAGTTAGTTGCAAGAGCAGCATTTCGATTGATCGGTTGACCGTTTAGTCTTCCAAACTTTTCATACTCACCTGTCAATTGATAATCGTTTGGTGACATTACAATGTTCCTAGATCGTATGTGCTGAATTGAAATGTTGCTGTTGCTGTTGCAACAGGTGTGTCAGTCAATGCACTATTGTATTCTATATTGGTTAGGTTAGTTACAAACAACCCATTCAATACAAATCTTGCTATTGGGTTTTTCTTGTTTGATAGTATGAGCAGATGACCGACATTACTCAACTGTCGAAAGTCATCACCAGTCCTAAAAAAATCTTCCCACACAAGAGTGGATTTGAACCAAGACTCAACTTGCCTGTAATTGCTATAGTTCTCATTGACTATAAACTTTACTGTCATGTCGCCATGATTGATTTTGTTCCCGTAAAACTTAAGTGTTGGTGCAAATCTTGCGGGAAGCCTGATTGCATCACAGGAGAATTCGGGAAACACAACTTCAGTGCAAAAGTACACCGCTTCACTGACTTTTGGAATTGTCAAATGAAAGTTGGTTGCATAAGCGAAGTTTGTATTTGATGGTGTTCCACTCACTTCCCGAGCAGTTTCGGGAAGAATTGGTTTAGGGACAATTCTTTCGCTATAGTTGTACGGTGTCATTTGAAGTATTTAGAACCAAAGGAAAAGGGCTGTGGAGATTTCTCCCCACAGCCCCGTAGCGAAATTCCCTGTAGAACAGGGTGATCTTTACCGATCAGAACAGGTTCGTGACCTTCACGATGCGGTAGTAGCAGTTAGCCCGCTTGGCTCCAGCAGCAGTCGGATCGGTGACCGAGACACCGCCTGAGATCGTGGCGAACGGGTTGTTCACCAGACCGTAACGGGTCTTGAAGCCGATCTTCGGCTGGAAGGACTGCTCACCGACTGCACGGACCATTTGCAGCGGAACATACGGGCAGTAGAACATGCCTGCGTCGTATGCCGACGATCCCTTATAGCCAACCATGAAGAAGTCGTGCGAAGTGGTCATCGAAGCGTAAGGATCGATGTACACACGCAGGCGACCATTCAGCACACCAGCGAAGGTGTTGCCTGTGTCATCCACATTCAGGTTAGTTGAGAGAGCCGGTGCATAGTCGAGGATGCCTGCCATGCTGAGTGCCGAGGCAACATCTGCCGAGCAAAGGACGAAGTTGCCCTTGCCACGACGGGTTTCCTTAGCAATCATGTTGCATTCACGCTCGATCTGATAGAGCAGACCCTTGAACTTTTCAACGCTCCAACGACCGTTTGAGTCAACATTCAGGTCAAACACGCCAGCGGTCTGAGTGGTTCCCGAACGGGCACCCAACTTAGCGGTTTGATACAGAGTGCGAACAACTTCACGGTTGATTTCAGCGAGGATTTCGCTCGACAGGATATTAGCAAGTTCGGTCTCAGCGTCGAGGCCATGGATTGCCTTCAAGTCCTGTGCGAGTTCCATCGTGTACTCAGCCTTCAGAGCACGGGTCTTTGCTTCGACCGTGGTCTTTTCGATGCTGAATGCCATTTGCGGGAACGAGTTAGTAGCCGTATCACCAAGGGCTTCGCCGTTGACCGTGGGGTAACCACGACCACCGTATCCTGCACCGTTTGGCTTGGTCGGGCCGTTTGCAGTTTCGAAGGGGTCAACACCCGACGAGTTTGCTGCAAAGGTCGATGTGTCATAGACACCATCAGCCGTAGTACCGGTTGAACCTGAACCACCAAAGCCCGTGTCGGCTTCTTGGTACAGAGCCTCAGGACCAGTCTGGTTGATGTAGCGGCTACGCATGGCGAAGATAAGGCCAGTCGGGCCACTCATCGGCTGAACGCCACAGAT